CATTAATAAAGAAGGATACATAATGCTTGATGGTGAACCATCATTCAATCAAGATTGTGAACTTGAGACATATCTAGAGGATGAACTTCTAGACTTGACAGTTCAAAATCTTGCAATGTACACCGAAAATCAGTCTGCTGTCCAGAGTTCAATCTACAGGATACAGACAAACGAATAAGTTTTTTAATCATTAAAATAGCATAAAATGGCTGATTTCTCATTAACTACGCTTTTCGTAGTGCCAGTAGGAAACACTCTACCTAGCTCTGGTTCTACGCAAAACTTGACCGCAGGTCAATTCGGTATCTTTAGAAGTGATTACAGTGTTGCAAACGCTGGTAACATCGCTGCTAAACCATACTTTTATTTAGCTCAAGGTAGAACAAACACATATCTTCAAGGTTCTAAGCGTTCTGACAAGATCGCTGGTTGTATTGATGGTACTTGTAAATCTAACGTTACTGAGTGGTACAAGGTGACTGGTTGTCCTCTTCCTGCTACACAAGTAACAGATGTATCTGGTTGGAATGTACAGTGTGGTGATATTGTAACACTTACACTTCGTGCACATTCTTCTTACCTTGATACATTGTATTTCAATGGTTTCACTCGCTCTGTAACAGTTCAAGCTCCTTGTTGTGAGTGTGGTGGTGATCCTTGTGTTAATGTTGATGTTCCTGCATTGATTGATCAGTTCATCTATCAATTGACTCTTCAGGCTCCTGGTAACAACCCAGACAACATCAACTTCAACGATTTCTATCAATTCCAAAGAATTGGTAACGATGCAAACGCTATCCTTCGTATTTCTGGTAAGCCTCTTACCAAGTATGGTCAGCCTTGTGATGTTGCTGCATTCCCTTGGGAGTATGACAGAATGTGGTTCCGTACATTCGTGTACAGTGGACCAGCTACTACTGCTGACTTCATTGTAGCAGATGCTTGTAACATTGTTGCTGATGCTCAAGTTACTCAACGTGCTTCTTATCCTTCAGGTACTTCTGATGAGATTATCCAGCTCGAAAAGAACTTCTACAGCTATCAAGCAGGTTACTTGAAGCATCTTTACAGAATGGCAGGTTATAACGAGAACTTTGAGTCTTGGGTTTCTGATGGTACTACCTACGATACCTACTACATCAAGTTCAACGAATATGACAAATCTGCTTATTCTTGGGGTGATTATATTAAAGAAGATAGCATGGTGATCATTGCTGCTCCTCAAGCGTTGAGTGCTGCAATTGAAGCTGTTCTTGAAGCTGGTCTTGGTCTTGTTGCTAGTGATAATGCTTGTGTAAGCACTACCTCTACAACTACCACTATATGGCCTACAACTTCAAGCACTACCACTCTTGTTCCTTAATAAGAAGTAGAAACAATATCATATAACCTAAGCCAGAGGTGAGAGGATCTTCTCAAATCCTCTGGCTTATTTATTTAGAAGAATATGGCAGACTTGAAATTAGACTTTTTAGTAATTCCTACGTACAACGTACAAACGTTGGGTATTGCTGATGCATCAACCTACCCAGCTTCTCCCCCTGTCAGTGCTCCTACAATAGAAATAGATGTTCCAGGATTTGGTCTAGTCAGCCTTCCATTTAACATAAATGACTTCAATATTTACACTTCTGCTTCATTAGGACTAACTTCAGTTGGTGATGCTTTGTTACCACTTCCTGATGGGGTTTATTATATTAAATACTCTGTTGCTCCTGCATATCAAAACTTTGTACAGAAAACAATAATGCGTGTTGACCAACTTCAAGAGAAGTTTGATAGTGCATTTATGAAACTTGATATGATGGAATGTGATGCAGCTATTAGAAAACAACAGATGGTAGATTTAAACAGCATCTATTTCTTTATACAAGGATCTATTGCTGCTGCAAATAATTGTGCTATTGCTACAGCTAATAAACTGTACAACCAAGCAAATAGGATGTTAAACCAATTCATAGCAAACAAATGTAATTGCTATGGTAATAACTATGTAAACAATTTCTATTAATATGGCAAACTGTAGAAACTGCGGTGTTAAAGTGGGATGTGGCTGTCAGTTGATAAACGGACTATGTTCAGCTTGCAACAACGCTATTAAACAAGCTAATAAAAGAATAAATAATGTTATATCCAAGGCTTACAAATTGTGTCGATTGTTCTAGTGTTCCTGTTTTACTTGCAGACATTGATTGCAAGCTTACAGAACTAGCCAATAATGAATACAATAATATTGTTTATGAATTAAATTGGCCTGTTCTAGGAACAGTGATTTGGGATCTTTTGAATTACAAAAGGATACTAACTTACAAGTATTGTAGCCCAGAGTATGCAGAATCCTTTTCTGTAGAACAAATAGCTAGTAGAGTTAAACTATTAATAAATAAATAAATTATAAAAATGGCCTGTTCAAATTGTTACAATGGATGCACTGAGATTGTCTCAGATAGGTGTGTGAGATACACAGGATTAGACGTACCTGTTCTAGGTATTCTATCAGGTGATTCTCTATCAGTTGTAGAAGCTTCTTTGATAGAGTTTCTTACATCTACTCTCAATGGCATAGGAATTAAACCTATTGTAGATCCTTTGATCATCTGTAATGTTGTTCAACAATATCTTCCTGATTGCGGTGAGTTTACATTAAATGACTACATAACAGCTCTTGTCAAAGCTGCTTGTGATCTGCAGGAACAAGTTGATGCTGTAGTTGCTGAACTACTTGTATTAAACGCTAACTATGATGTAGACTGTTTAACAGGAGTTACATCCACTTCAGATACACATGCTGTTCTTCAAGCAGTTATTACAAAGCTTTGTGATTTAGATGTAGAGCTTGCAGCTCTTGCTTTAGATGTTGATACTAACTACGTAAAGCTTGCAGACCTTAACAGTTTGATTGCTGCTTACATTGCTAGCACAAGCGCATCTGGTACAAAGTATTACACTAGAATGGTTCCTTATACAGTGGTTGAATACTACGGATTGCTTACAGGAAACTTTGATGTAACAGGTGCAGGACTAAACGATTGGGAAAAAATATACCTATGTAATGGATTAAATGGAACACCTGATAAGCGTGGTAGAGTTCCTGTTGGTGTTATTGTTGGTGTAGGTGGTGGTGCTATGAATCCTGCAGTGGATCCAGCAACTCCTACAAACCCTAACTATGCTCTCAATGGAACAACTGGTGCCAACACTGTAACACTCAACACTTCTCAGCTTCCTTCGCACACGCACGTAGCTACTGTAACAGACCCTGGACACACTCATTTTACATTAGCAGATGTTGTTGATACAACTGGTGTTCTTCCAACAAATACAACAAGTATTGCAAAAGAAAGCACCTTTGGTTCTTCACAAGAAGAATATGCAATGCGTTCTTCTGCAATTACAGCAGCAATTTTAGGTTTGTCAAGTTCTAATACTACAGGAGTAAGCGTTACAAATGCTGCTGCTGGTAGCGGTGGTGCACACAGCAACATTCAGCCTGTCCTTGCTTGTTATTACATTATGTACATTCCTTAACAAATAAACTCTAAATAAATGGCATGTGTTCCAGGTTCACCATGTAATCCATTGGTTGTCAACACTGTATATCCAAGAAAGTGTAACAACGGATGGTTTGCTGGCTATCCAATATCAACAAATTTAATATGTTACAATGGTCCTACACTACCTAATTCAGGAGTGGAAACTGGTGACAATTTGAATGTTGTTTTAGAAAAGCTTGATAATGAGCTTGATCCTATCATATTAGCCCAAACATTATTACAAACAATTGCAACAAACGTTTCTCTTCTTACAGCCTTCTGTCAGATTGTAAATGGTTGTGTGGCTTATACAACTACCACTACAACTACTGCTGCACCATAAATTATCAAAAACCCTGTTTTGTTGGTTTTACAGGGTATCTCCTGGGGTTTCTACCCTGGGAGTTTTTTGTTTAAATTATAACCAACTTGGTTATTATAGATAACTTATTTAATTAAATAAATTTGGAGAATTTCAAAAATAGTTTGTATCTTTGTTGTAATTTTAACTAAAATCTAGTCCAATGGTAGGGAACCAGCATCTATTAGAACAGTTGCAACAAATGCTAAACTGGAAAAAAAGCAAGAAGTTTTACGCAGAAAAGCTAGGGATTACAGAAGATGAGGTGGATGCGTTGTTAAAGGAAATTAGAAAAAGTGAATTGTTGAGGAATGAAGCAGAGGTTTCAAATTACATAGATCAGCTTGAAGAAGCTGTTGTAAGGTTTGAAGAAGATTTAATTAAGGGCACAGGTGAGATAGTGTTCAATAGTCCAGAAGAAATTCGTTCTCTGGAGGATCTTATTGAAAAGTGTAAGATTGATACAGACAAGTGGGAAATAACTAAGTATGTCCAGAACTACTGGGGAAATGGTTCAAATCCACATTGGCAGGTAAAAGCTTGGCTTGGTA